CGGATCGGGCTATACCGATCCGGTCGTAACCATCGGCGGCGCCGGTACCGGCGCGACCGCGACCGCTACGCTGGCGAACGGCGTAATCGGTTCTTTGACCGTGACGAAGCCCGGCTATGGCTTCACCGGCGCCGCTACGGTCGCCTTCGGGGGTGACGGTACCGGCGCGACTGCAACCGCAACCAAGGGCAGCGTCATCAATCCGGTCGTCGCCGAACTGATGGGCGTCGCCGAGGCCCTTAAGGCGATCGCCTATATCGATGGCCCGGACACGTCCGACCAGGCGGCGGTGCAGTATCGCGGCTACATCAATTCCGGGCGCGTCTTTGTCTGCGATCCGAAGGTGCTCAAATATGACACAGTGGCGCTCGACAATGTGCCAAAGCCGTCTTCACCGATATGGGCGGCGCGGCAGGCCAAGATGGACCTTGAGCAGGGCTTCTGGTGGGCTGGCTCCAACGTCGAGATCGCCGGCATTACCGGCGTCAACCGGCCGATCGAGTATGGCGCGCAGTCGAACTACCTCAACGAAAACCGCGTCAACACGATCGTCAACATCAACAACACCGGCTATCGCCTGTGGGGTGTGTGGACCTGCGATACCGACCTGCTCTGGCAGTTCGTGTCGGTTCGCCGCACGGCCGATGCGATCAACGAGGCGCTTGAGGAAGCCTACCTCGAATTCGTGGATCGGCCGTTCACGAAGGCCAACCTCAAGTTCATGATCGAGGCGGGCCGCGCCTACCTGCGCACTATGGAACTTGAGGGCGCAATCCTGCCCGGCTCGGACGTGTGGCTGCTGGACAGCAACACCAACGAGGAACTGGCGCAGGGTATCGTCAAGCTCGGCGTCAAGTTCGAACCGCCGGCACCGATGGTCGACATCAGGATCACCAGCCATCGCAACATCGCCTCCTACACGCTCCTGCTCAATCAGGTCGCGCAGGAGATCAGCGGCGGGTCGCTCGCCGCTTGACGCACGGTTCAAAATCTCTCGGCGCCGGCAACACGTCGGCGTCGCCCATCCCTCTCAAATCTGAAAGGTGGCTCCGATGCCGAGCAACTCCGATATGCCGCGCTATATCCTGCGCAACTGCACCATCTTCGCCGATCGCGTTTCCAAGATCGGCCAGGCTAGCGAGATCACGCTGCCGGTCCCGACCGAGAAGGTCGAGGAAATGCGCAACGCCGGCATGGTCATGCCGATGGATATCCCGATGGGATACGAAAAAATGGGGGCCTCGTTCAAGCTCACCGGCTTCGACCCGCAGGTCATCACCCTGTTCGGCCTCGCGGTCGGGCAGGAGCGGGAATTCATGGCGACCGGCGCCTTGGTCCATGAGGACGGCATCGTCATCAACGCCACCGCCTATATCCGGGGCCGGCTGATCAAGAACGATCACGGTTCGTGGAAGCCGGGCGAAGGGGGCGAGAACGATTTCCAGATCACGCTCCGCTACTACCGGCTCGAAGTCGACGGGCGCACGCTGATTGAGGCCGACCCGTTCAACGTGTCGATCGGCGGCGTCTCGCAGACCAGCAGCATTCGCGCTGCGCTGCTGGCGTAACGGAGGGCCGCAGATATGACCGAGACCATCACGTTTACGCCGGTCGAGCCATTGACTCATGATGGCAAGACCTATTCGTCCCTAACGCTGCGCAAGATGAAGGCGAAGGATTTGGTTGCCGGCGATCTCGTACAGGGAGAAACCCGAAAGGTGTTCGCGATCTTTGCCAGCATGGCCAGCGTTCCGATCCAAGTCATCGAAGAACTCGATGTCGACGACTTCGAGCGTCTCGGCGAAGTCGCCGCACCCCTCATGGGAAAAAAGGCGGTGGCGGCCATAGCAAAAGCGCCGGACGCGGCAGCGCAATAGAGGCTGTGGCGGTGCTGGCGCGCCATCTCCATACGTCGATCAGTGAGGTCGAGGACATGGAGATGGATCGCTTTACCGCCTACAGCGCAGCGCTCAACAGCATTCTGAAAGCTGAGGCTGGAAAGTAGGATCATGGCCACGCTCACATCCAAGCTCGTCGTCGAACTGCTGGATCGCGTCACCGGCCCGTCACGAGCCGTCACAGCGGCGCTGGGCAGGCTGACCGCCGCCCAGGAGCGTAACAACGCGCGTTTGAACGCGGTGCGCGGCCGGATGCTGGAAGCCGGTGCAGTCGCCTATGGTCTGGCCCGTGCCGTCGCCGCGCCGGTGCGCGCGGCCACCGAGTTCGAAACCAAGCTGGAAGATATCGGCCAGAAGATCAATGCGCCTGTGTCAGAACTTCCGAAGCTTGGCGCCGAGCTTCGCGCGGTGGCGCGGGAGACGACACAGACGGCTGCGGCGATTTCAGAGGGTATGGACGTGCTCGCCGGCATGGGTGCCAGCCGTGAAGATGCACTCGGCCTGCTCAATCCGATAGGGCGCGCCGCGACCGCCTACAACGCCGAAATCGCCGACTTGTCGCAGGCGGGCTATGCCGCCCTGGATAACCTCAAGGTCCCGGCACTGGAATTCAGCCGCGCACTCGATGCGATGGCGCAGGCCGGCAAGGCCGGCGCGTTCGAACTTAAGGACATGGCGAAGTATTTCCCGCAGCTTGGCGCGGGCTATCAGGCGCTCGGCCAGAAGGGTGTGCCTGCCGTTGCCGACCTGTCGGCAGCGTTGCAGATCGTGCGCAAAGGCACGGGCGATAGCGCAAGTGCTGCCACGAATCTGTCGAACATCCTGCAAAAGGTGAATGCGCCGCTGACGCGCAAGAACTTCGAAAAGATGGGTGTCGATCTCGAGCAGGAAATGGCGAAGGCGGCCAAGAAAGGCATGTCGCCGATCGAGGCGATTGCCGAGATCACGAACCGGACGCTGAAAGGCAATCTCGGCCGTCTCGGCGATCTGTTCAACGACGCGCAGGTTCAACAGGGCTTGCGTCCGCTGATCCAGAACCTCGACGAATATCGCCGCATCCGCGCCGAGGCGATGGCCGCGCAGGGTGTGGTCGAGGAAGATTATCAGCGCCGGCTACAAACCGGCGCGCTGGCGACACAACGGTGGAAGATCGCCATGGAAGGGTTGAACCTCTCCATCGGCAACGCACTCCTGCCGGCACTGACCAGTCTGGCGAACGACCTGATCCCGATCGTCAACAAGATGGCCGAGTGGACCGAGGCGCACCCGGCGCTGACGCGCGCCATAGTTGCCACCACTGCCGGCCTCGTCGGGCTGCGCGTCGCCGCCATCGCGGCGCAGTTCTTTTTCCTCTGGATGAAGGGCGGCGTCATTACCGCCGCCGTAGGAGGTTTGCGGGGTATCCAGGCCGCCGCCTTGGCGTCATCTCTGGCGTTCTTGCCGCTCGGCCGCGCTATGGGGATGGTTGCGCCGTCCGCGCGCACGGCTGCGCGTGCCACGGCCGCACAGGCGGCGGCAACCCTGTCGCAGCGGCAGGCGGCGTTTCAATCTGCCTTGGCGCTACAGGCGTTGGCGAGCAAAGGGCAGGTCGTCGGCGTCAGCATGGCGCAAGCGACGAAAGGAGTCCGCGAAGCCGGCGCTGCCGTGGTTGCCGCGCAGTCTCAAATGCAGGTAGCGAATGCCGGTCTTACTGCGACGGGGGCGTCGGTCGGTATCGTGACGCGTGCATTCCGTGTTCTGAAAATAGCCGTCATCGGCACAGGGATCGGCGCAATTCTTGTTGGCATCGCCGCTGCTGGAACGTGGATTTACAACAACTGGACCGGCATCAGCACGGCGTTCGAAGCGTTCAAGGGCGCTTTCTCCCGTGCGATCGAGCCTGTCATGCCGGCAATCCAGCCGGTTATCGATATTTTCTCTGGTCTGTGGGATAGGGTGTCGAGCCTGCTTGGCCCAATCGATGAACTAGGCGGCGGCTGGACGCGCGCGGGCCTCGCCGCCGGCAAGTTCGTTGGTGACGTTGTAGTCGCGCTAGTAGAGCTTCCGGGCAAGGTGGCTGAATACATCAGCCAGATGATCGCCCGTCTGACCGCCTTTGCGGCCGAAATGATTGCCGCCGGCAAGGCCCTCATGTCGGCACTGCTTGAAGGTATCAAGGCTGGGGGAAAGGCAGTTATAGACTACGCAGCCAATATCGGCTCTCGCCTCAAGAATGCCATTACCAGCGCGGCGGCGAACGCTTGGTCGGGTGCCAAGAACATGGTCGGCCTGGGCAGTGGCGAAAGCCCTGCCGTCGCCGGCGCGAGAGCGGCAGGTGGCCCGGTTCGGGCAGGACTTCCTTATCTCGTCGGCGAGCGCGGACCGGAACTCGTAACGTTCCCGCAGGCGGGTTTCGTGCATGATGCGCTGAAAACCGCTCGGATGATGCGCAACGCCGCACTGGCATCGGCTGTGGCTTTGCCTGCCGCTGCCGCGCCAACAATGCCGAATTTGCCCGCGCCGCCTTCGATATCAATGCCAGATTGGCCCGATCTGCCGAAGCTTGCCGACGTCGGTCTCCCTGCCACGTCGCCGACAGAACAGGCGAGGCACGCGCCTTCGATCAGTGTGGCATCCGGCGCTTTCCCGATCACGATCCATGCCGCACCCGGCCAGTCGCCGCAGGAGATCGCGGCGGCGGTGGAGCGGGCGCTGTCGGCCAAGCTCAACGCCTTGTCGCGCGGATCATTTTCCGATGGAGCCTGACGATGGCGATCCCGATGGCCTTGGGGCCGTTCATGTTCCACAGCCTGCGGTTCGGCTATAATGGCGTTCGCCGCAACCTATCGACCCGGTGGGCCGACATTGCCACGGTCGGCGGCCTTAACCGCCTGCAATGGACAGGTGGCGACGACGATACCGTCGACATCGAGGGCGTGATCTTTCCGCATGAATTCGGCGGGCTGGTAATGCTGGAAGGCGTGCGCGGCGCGGCGCAAAGCGGCGCCGTGCTGCCGCTGATCACGCTCGCCGGCAATGTCTACGGCCTGCATGTCGTCGAGGGCGTCAGCGAGGATCAGTCGTTCCACGACGCGCTCGGCCGTCCGCGTATGGACGTGTTCCGACTGCGGTTGAAGCGCTATGCCGGGGGAGGATTCTCGCCAATCTCGGTTGTGGCAAGCCTGTTCGGGTGATCGCGATGGCGACGATCTACACAACGATACAGGGCGAGATGATCGACGCTATCTGCCGCCGGGCTTATGGCGACGAGAGCGGCTATGTCGAGGCCGTGCTCGAAGCCAATCCTGGCTTGGCGGCGCTCGCCGCGCCGCTACCGATCGGCACAAAGATCGCCCTGCCGGACATTGTGAAGGCGGATGACGTGGTGCCGGTGGTGAGTTTGTGGGATTAGAATGACAGCTGGAGGTAGTAGTAATATTCGCCGCCGCGATCTTTGCTGCATCCGCTTGCGCAGTTCGTACCGACATAATCAATCCCCGATGGCCCAAAAATGAAAACACCTCTTGCCGAAATAAAAGTCAACGGGAAACCCGTCGCGACGCTGTTCAACGAGCGCCTGATCTCGGTCACCATCGTCGACAAGGAAGGCGTCACCAGCGACACGATTTCGTGCGAGTTGAACGACAGCAATCCTTTCGCCGACATCCCGAAGAAGGGCGATACGATCACGGCCTCGCTCGGCTATGTCGAAACCGGATTGGCAGACTTCGGCAGCTACACGGCCGACGACCCGGAAGTCCGATGTCTGCCATTCGGCATGACTGTGAACGGCAAGGGCGCCAATGTTCGTGACCAGGCGAAGCAGCACCGATCGCGCCATTGGGACAAGAAGACGGTCAAAGAGATCGTCGAACAGATCGCTGGCGAGAATGGTCTGTCGCCGGTCATCGATGGCGAGGTCGGCGCCTACCAATACGAGTGGTTCGGCCAGCAGGACGAAAGCGATCTGCATGTCGTGGAGCGCCTGGCGCGCCGTCATGACGCGCTGTTTTCGATCAAGGACGGCAGGCTGATCTTTGCAAAAAAGGGCAGCGGCCAGTCGGCGAGCGGCAAGGAACTGACGGCTATCGTTGCCTCGCCCTACAACATCGTCGAGGGCACGTGCCGGGTGAACTTCGCGCACCGGCAAAAATACAAGAAGGTGAAGGCGCGGCATCAGGACCGGCAGAAGGCCGAACTGGTCGAGGTAGAGGAAGACAGCGACGACGAAGGCACTGCGGAATACACGCTGCCGGAGCCCTACGCGGATCCGGATGAGGCAAAGAAGGCGGCGAAGTCCAAGGCCAAGCAGCTCAAGAGCGAGACGATCAGGACCAGCGTGACGCTGTTTGGCGACCCGAGGATCCGCGCCGGCGCGCCGTTTACCTATTCAGGCGTCCGGCCGGGCGTCGATGGCATCGAGTTTGTCATCGAGACAGCGACGCACACGATCAGCAAAGGCGGCTACACGACGCAAGTCGAGGCGAAGCTCAAGACGGACGGAAAGGTCGGCGGCAAGGGGAGCGGAAAACCGGGAACCGGTGCAGCCGCGGCGGCCGCCGGGACTGCCGCCGGCACGGGATCGACGCCGCCCACCGCCGCGCCCGTGCCCAAGATCCCGCAACCGGGCGGCATCGGGCACCGGTAGCCCGGCCGCCGGGCTTGAGGGGCTTAAGCGGCCGGGCCGGATTGCCCGGCCATGATTTGGGGGTAGCCGGGCACGCCGACCATAGCCTGCAAACCTGAATAGACAACCGAAAGGATCATCGACATGCCCAACGTGCCAACCGGCGCGGCGCTTGCTGCTGCGCGCGACAAATATTGGGTTTACAGGCCCATGCTCGACCTGATCGGCAAGAGCGAGGGTACCGATAAGGCCCGCGGTTACAACGAGACGCTGGGCTACGGCATGATGCTCGATGGTCGCGTGACCAAAGGCAAAGGGCCGACGGTCGGTCTGGTGTCGATGACGCTCGATCAGGTCGACAAGCTTCAGAGCCGGATGCTCAAGGATCCCGACAACAAGCGGCTCAACTCTTCGGCAATCGGACGGTACCAGGTCATCCGCACCACGCTGCGGGCGATCCGCAAGCAACTTCCCGATCGCTATCCGGGCTCCCGGCTATTCGACGCTGACTGCCAGGACGAAATCGCCTGTTACCTGCTCGGCCAGCGCGGCATCGATAAGTGGCTGGCAGGCAGGCTCTCGCTCGACACGCTGATCCGCAACCTTGCGCAGGAGTGGGCCTCGATCCCAAAGCCTGACGGCAAGGGGCATTACGCGGGCCAAAATGCGGGCGTGCCCGTGTCGCAGGTCAAGGCAGCGCTAGGTGAGGTTGCGCAGCGTCACCAGATGGGCCAGCCCAAGCAGACGGTCGAGGTGCCAGTCGAAAAACCGGTGGTGCCTAAAGCCGTCGACAAGGAGGTCAAGAGCAAGACCAATCTGTGGGGCTGGCTGACGACAATCTTCGGTTCTGGCGGCGTCGGGCTGGCCGGCCTGCTCGGCGCCAACTGGCAAACCATCCTCGCCATCGGTGGCTTATCGCTGGGCGGCCTGGTCGTCGTGATCCTCTTGCGCAGGCAGATCATCGCCGCCGTGCAGGATATCCGCGGCGCGGTGGAGGGCTGAGATCATGAGCAAACTGATTGCAGCCTGCACCACGCTCGCACCGCTCTATCCCGGTTACGTCAACTTTAGCCGTGATGACGATGGCTCTGTCGTCATCACCATACGTGGCGACCCCAGAATTCGCGACGGCGCATATATCTGCGGCAATCCATCCGATAGGGGAAAGCCCGGTCGCTGCACGGCCGGAGACGAGCGGTGCAACAACTACTGCAACATGGCTCCGCAAAAGGGGCCAATGGTCGATAGCCCCGCGCCCTGTTCCCAGACCTTCGAGGGTAAAACCGAAACAGTTCGACTGACGACTGACGAGTTCAGTGCGTTCGTCCGCGAACTCTGCGGCGCGGTGGAGGGCTGATGCGATGGCCACCGGCATCTTCGCCGCCGCCGCCCGGGTG